TTCATTAATTTGAGATTCGCTGATAGAATTTCTATCTTGCTCGTAGCCAGCCTTGACCTTTTCCAGATTAGCCATTTCCCGCTCAATAGACTTGACCTCGCGGACAAGCTCCTTGATCTGCTCCTCTGTGGCCTTCTTCTCCTTGAGGGCTGTACCGTGCCAGCTAATGGCATTTATAAGCTCTTCCACATTAGTAGCCAGCTTTGATAGCCTAGCCTTCTTATTGTCGGTAATCTGGCATTTGTGGCTTTTATCAATAGCCTGCTTGCATGTGGGACAAGATTCATTGGAATTAAAGAATTCTAGCTCTTCATTTAGTGTATTTACATTTACAGTAAGATCAGCCTTCTTTTCTCTCAATTCGGCCAGATCTTCGTCCGTGATCTTGTACTGTTCTAGTTTTTTACCCTCTTGAAGGATTTGTTTATTTAAAAGCTTAATCTTTCCTTTAGAGTCTTCAATTTCCTGAACCGTTTCTTTAATCTTAGTGTCCAGTACTTCAATGTTCTTTTCAAAGTTTGACTGCAAATTTTTGAGCGTAGTTTCATACAGTTTTATCTTTTCGTCCGTAACTTTAAGGTCAATCTTGATACTTTTGATGTTCTCCCGTATCTGAGAAAGCTTGCCCTTCAGAATCAAGTTCATTGAAGAAAAGACATCAATATCTAGGATCGTTTCGATGACCTGACGGCGATCTGATGGAGGCAATTCCATGAAAGGAACAAAGGATGACTTGCCAAGAATAATGACTTGCATGAAGGTCTTCTTGTTCATCTTGAGAATCTGGTTCTCAAGCATATCCTGGTAGTCCTTCGTCTTGGCAGCTTGTTCGATCATCACTCCATTCTTGTAGATCTCAAACACCTTTGGTACAAGACCGCGAATAATTTTGTACTGTGCCTTGTTGACTTCAAACTCAACTTCCACAGTACAATTCTTCTTGTTAACGCTGTTTACTAACTGTGGAATGTTGATGTTTCGAAACGGAGTTCCGAACAGACCAAAAGTGATTGCATCAAGAAAGGCAAAAGACTTTCCGTTTCCGTTTGACCCGCTGACGAGAGTCGTAGCACTCTTCTCAAAGTCAATCTCTGAGAAGTTGTTGCCGAAGGAACCGAAATTCTTGAACCTGATTTTCTTGAAGTTAATCATCTATAGTAAGGGATTCGTGGTACAGATCTTTGATGATATTCTTGATATCGTCTTTGTTCGTGATCTCAGATAGATCATCTATCTCTTTGCAGATCATCGTTATTGTATCCATATTCATGTCAATATCAATAGACGAATAGTTCATTTCGATTTCTTCATCTACGACTGTTACATCATATGGCTTTGCTTCGTTCAATTTCGTTATGAACTTTTCGTAGAATACTGGCTTGTTTCTTCTCTGTACGATCAGTCTCACATACTTATCATGGAACTGAGAGAAGTCAAGATTCTCTAGCTGCTCTGGTAATGAGTCATCGTAAATGATTCTGTGGAAAAGCTCTTGAGTATTTTGAACAAATTCAAGATCCCGTGTTTTGGTATCAAAGACATGGAAACCTTTTCGTTCGTTTACATCCGTGAAACCCATCTGATACTGGGTTCCAAGATATTCGATATTCTTGTGGCGAGACTTCAGGTGAAAGTGGCCTGACATAACGGTTTCGAATCTATCGAACATCTCTCGCTGAAGTCCTGATTCGTGATATACCCCACGAAGAACTTCAAATCCAACGATCTCAAAATGGCCCATAAGAATATGGGCTTTTGAGTTCTTGATATAGTCCAAACATTGAGGAAGATTGTCTTCGCAAATCCAGGGAACTGCACCAATCGTCACATCTGGATAAAGTAGATCTTTTGGTTCGTTCACTACTTCTATGTGAAAATACTTCTCAAGAAGTTCTTGTGGAGAGTTCGTTTTATTCGTGTTTCTAAAATAGGTGTCGTGGTTTCCGATGATGATTTGCATTGACATGCCCATCTTTTCCATCGGCTCAATCACCCTAGTACGAACTTGCTTCAGAGTATTGAAGTTGATATATTTGCGACGATCAAAGAAATCACCAAGATGAATTATATGTTCAATATTGTGCTTTATGCAATACGGAAAGAACTGCCATTCAAAGAACCGAATGAAGTGTTCTAAAAGAACAGGAGAGTCATTCTTTGCTCCGAAGTGAGTATCGTTGATAATTGCTATCTTCACCGAAGTTTTCTCTTCTTCTTTTTCTTCTTTACTTTAGTATCTTCAAATTTACTTACATCATTTTCTGTCAGATTGAAAATTTCTCTAAAGCTGGCAGAGCTATCCTTGGCAAAATAATTTTCTTTAAACCAACGATGAAACCTCTCATCTGCGTTATCTTCCATGATCTTATACTTGATATAAGACTGCTTCTTTTCCTTTTCGATGCGTCTTAGAAAAGCAAAGTATATGATTTGAGTAAAATAAGAGAAGGGATTTTTTGATTTTTCTGGATCAAAATTATGAGCGTACATCAAACAATTTTCGATTCCATCCCCTACCATCTCTTCTCTATAGGGGTAGTTCATAAAATTTGGTCTATAGGAAAGGTGTTCTGCGATCTTTAAAAAGGCTTCTGCTATGTAATTTGAAACCGGAGGTTTCTTTCTACCAGACTCCTCAGCTGCATTGTACTTCTTCTTCCATTTTATCATCTCAGCCAAAAATTCTTTATTATCCACATAATGGGACTTTTCTTCTTCCTCCACTATTGGTAATAATTCTGGCTCTATTATATCATCTGACTCTTCTATTTTTTTCTTTTTGCTCATGAGTAAATAATATCATGTTTCCAGAAAAAATCAATTGACAAAATCTAGGCTTCTGGATACACTTCGCTGTGTAGGCGATCAACAAGTAAAATTGTAACTAAATAGTTACTCTTTAGTATCCTCAGATATATCATCGATATACTTACGAGGATCATCAGGGAAGTCTTCTAAATTAATTCCCTTTCTTCTCATCTTTTCTTTTTCTTTATCGGTGAGGAATTCCATTTCGGGAATCAAAAGATCCTCTTCTTCATCTTCATCCTTTAAAGCACCAAACATATCAAAATCTAAAAGACCATTTTCAATCATTTCTTGAAATATATCTGGAGGAATTGAAAAGAACATTCCTACATTTGTGTTTGGATTCATAAAAGGAAATGGCATTGAAGATGGTGTTTTAGCTAATGGATTATTAATTGGTGGTTCAGAATCCATTTCAATAATTTCATCAAATAATGACTTGAACATATCCTGTAGACTATCAGGATTTTGCATTGTTTCTTTTTTCTTTTCTTCAGCTTGTCTTAAGCTTTCTTTATAATTTTCTTCTGTTCGTACAGATTTTTGATATAAAACTACTGTACTTTCTGAAGGCATAAGAACGGAAGCAATGTGATCTCTTGGAAGATCAATATATTCTTGATCAGTAAATTCTAACCAATTTCTAAGAACAGTTATTTCTCTGGTAACTCCAAGAGGATCAGGAGAAATATGGGTTTTAATAACCATTGGTTTTAGAATGCTAATCGTAGAATCATTTTCTCCGGATAGCAATCCAAGAACTTCCTCACCACTTCTCAGCTTGAACAATCTGCAAGTAGTTTCCATATGACTATTTATCCTTTCAGAGATCTAGAGGAACTAGTTTAAAGTTGAAAGATTCGTTTTCGTAAATTTTAATTCGTTCCAGGAAATGATTGAATGCATGATTTTGATATTTTTTATGACGAAGATCATCAACTAAATCGTAAATCATCACATGATCTTTTGTTTCTGACATTCGAAGGCCACGACCAATTGATTGTAAAACGCGAACTATTGATTTTGAAGGATGCAGAAATACAATATTGTGTATGTTCTTGATATTTATACCAGTGCTACATGTTCCATATGAAGCAACAAGAATCGAATCGGTAGACTTATCAACAATCTTACGAATCTGTTCTCTGTCTTCTACATCAGTCATTCCAGAAATGAAATACACTTTCTTGTCTGTGCATCTTTTCTGAATAGATTCGTAAAATGGAAGACCATGTTTTTGCACTTGTGAGAAAAGAACAAGAGTATTTCCTTTAAGTGAAGAACAAAGTTTTTCTGCAACCTTGTTCCTTCTTTCATGAGAAATAATATACTCAATTTCTTCTTGATACGTCTTGCGCTTCATTGAATCGCATTCTTCTTTTGCATATTTCAGCTGAATGCAATTGATGTCAAGCTGCGAAAGAACTTTGTTGTCAATAAGATTCTTTGTGCTTGTGACGCGAATCGGTGGGCCAAAAAGACCTTCAAGTACTAGCTTATGAACTTGGATATTATCCAATGTACCAGTAGTACCAACGCGAATG